GAGACGCAATCTATCTAAATGAGCTTACAACTAATAGTATATCCTCAAGAGTTTAACGGCTTAAACCCTATGTCAGGTGCAGGAACACAAGTTCTTGTAGATGGTATAAATTTCACAACTGTAAATACTTCTAGTAGCACTTTAAATGTTTCAGGTGGGCAATTCATTGTGCCGCAAAACTACATAGATTCGTTTGGTTCTTTTAATGTAAATACTTGGTACAGGTTTAGTGGAAGCGCTAATGCTACAACAGAATCTAATAATGTTTTAGTATTTGCTAATGAATCAGGAATAGTACAAAGACTTTCTAACTTAATTCCAAGTGTTACTTATAATGTTTTTGTAGAATTTGGCGCTTTAAATGCAGGGGGATTTTTTGTTAAACACTTTTCAGGAACAACAGAAATAGCTAGTACCTTTTTCTCAACAGGGTCAGGTACTAACTCAACATCAACAGTACCCATAGTTGCTAATTCAAGTACTGATACTATTGTTTTTTATAGTCTTGCTTCTACTTTTATTAATAGTTTGTCAGTTGTACAAACTTCAACAGGTGTTGTAGTATCAAATTTAAGTAATGGGCAAGAAATACTAGACTTATACGAAGATGAAAATATACCTTTAACTTTAAGCGTAGATGAATTTAAAAATGCAGCAGAACAAGTTAAGTCTTACTCTAAAGCGTTTATGCTTCCGGGAACTAAAAGAAATAACCAAATCTTTGACAATCTATTTGAGATAACAAGAGCTGATGATGGTTCTATTTTTAATCCTTATGTTAAAACTCAATGTACTTTAAAGCAAGATGGTTTTGTTTTATTTGAAGGTTATTTAAGATTAATAGATGTACAAGATAAACAAGGTGAAATAAGCTACAATATAAATCTTTATTCTGAAGTAATAGCTTTAGCTGATGTATTAGGAGAAAAGACTTTTCAAGAAATAGATTTAACAGAACTAGAACACACTTATAATAAAACAAATATTAAAGATAGTTGGACAGGTTCTGTTACTTATTTAAATTCAGCAACCTCTAACTTTAGAAGTGCAGACAGTTTAAAATACCCTTTTGTAAATTGGACTAATCAAATGTTAGTAGCTAATGGATCAACAGGAACTAATGCAACACTAGATATGCCTGAACTATTGACTTTTGAACAAGCTTTTAGGCCTTTTATAAATATAAAATATTTAATAGATAGAATATTTGCTCAATCTAATTTTCCTTTTAGCTATACAAGTACTTTTTTTAACACTACTGATTTTAAAAAGTTGTATATGGACTTCAATTGGGGTGGTGAAAGTATGCCTACTTTAGGCGGAGAATATAATGGTACTTGGAGATTTGGAACAGGTGCAGCTTCTAATATTGGTACAGGTAGTTTTATAGAATTAAGACTAATACCTAATGGTGTAACAGGCGGAGAAGCGGTTTCTATTTTACCGCCAAACTACGATACTTCTACATATATTATAACAGCAACAAATGACAATGAAGTATATAATATTTCTTATGACTTTAAATTAAGGAATACTTCAGCGGGGGTAAATACTGTTGCTTGTAAGTGGGTGCATACAACAGCAGCTGGAGTAGTAAATACAATAAATGGGCAAACATTTAATACAGGTGGTGGTGGTAGTTTTGATTATACAGGAACTTTATTTGTTATATTAAACACAGGAGATACTTTAAAAGCTCAATTCAATGGCGATAGTGATTGGCGACAAAATGAAGCTACAAACCAACCTAGCTCAGCAGTATTTATTCAATCTAGTATAACTGTAACAGATAATAATTTAAAAAATTTAAGAGGTGAATTAAAGCAATGGGAGTTTTTAAAAGGTATAATAACTATGTTTAATTTAGTAACTGTACCTGATAAATCTGATCCTAACAACATATTAATAGAACCGTACAATGATATGTTTTTAGAAAACGCTGATACTAGCGAATTAAATTGGACTGATAAAGTAGATGTTGAAGAAATAAAACTAATGCCTTTAACAGATTTGAACAAAAACACAATTTTTAAATTTGTAGAAGATGATGATGACTTTGCTTTTCAAAATTACAAAACACAAGTACAAGGGCATCTTTACGGAAGTCAATTGTTTAATGCTGAAACTTCAACAAATGGGTTACAAACTATACTAACAGGAGAAGAAGAAATAGTTGCAGAACCATTTGCAGCAACTGTACCAAAACCTTTAATGACTCAATATCCTGAACTAATAGTACCTGCTGTTTACTCTTATAACCCTGATGACCAAACTTCAGAAGGGTTTGATAATAGCCCTAGAATTATGTATAATTTAGGAGAAAAAGATTTAGTAAATATGACTTACTATATCCCTACACAAAATGGTACATCTAGCGAAAATGCTGAAAAGTATTTACAATTTGCACATTTAACAGATATTCCTACTGTTATAAGTAATCCGCCTGTTGCTACTGATACAAGAGATTTTCACTTTGGTATTTGTCAGCTAATTCCACCAATTGGAAACGCTACTCCAAATAATTTATTTAATACTTATTGGTTGCCATATTTTAATGAATTGTATAATGCTAATACTAGAACTATGACTCTTAAAGTCAATCTTGGCGCAGGAGATATTAATACTTTTAAATTTTATGATGTAGTAATGATTAAAAACAGGAAATTTAGAGTAAATAAGATTGACTACAAACCCAATGATTTATCAACTGTTGAATTTATACTTATACCATAATGGCAATACCTTACTTAAACGGATATTCAATAAAACCTGCAACAATTAATGCTTTAGGAGAGGTTATTTTTACTGATGGAACTAATGCTATTACTCCTAATCAGCAACAATGCGAAGCTTACGGCTATACTTATAATGAAGCCACAGGAACGTGTAACGCTTTTAGATTTAGTACAAATTTACAGAAAAGTTTAAATACTGAAAACAATAATATTAAAGGGGCTAATAATGTAGTAGAAACAGGTACTAATAACACTTGTATAATGGGCGAAAATAATATTGTAAAAGGTATATCAAGAAATAATATAATAATAGGTAGTAATAATGAAATAGCTAATGGCGTAGATAATGCAAATGTTTACGGAACTCTAGCACAAGCAACAGCAGACAATTCAATTGTTTTAGGTGGTAATGCAGGTACAGATGTTTTAGGAGAAAGACAAAACATAACATTGATGTATGGAGTTACTACTACTAATAATAGTACAGTAGATGCTTATTTAAATAACACTACTAATAGCTATTTTGTAGTGCCTACAAATGCAGTTATTTATTTTCAATCAGAAACTTTAGCAGTTAGAATAGGTGGTGATTCAGTTTCGGGTGCGGTAGGAGATTTTAAAGCTTGGGTTGAAAGAGGTGTAGTAAAGAATGCAAGAGGAACTTTAAGTATAGATAGATCAAGAACTTCTCCTGCTGATTCAGGAACTACAAGTGGTTGGAGTCCTATTAATAATGTATCAGGAACTAATTTTAGACAAACCTGCAAAGGCGCAACAGGAATGACAATAGAATGGGTATCTACAATAAGAATAACACAATTACAAACTAGCGTAGAACTATAAGAATAAAGATATGGCAAAAGAAGTATTAGAATTAGAAGTAAAAAGTAATATTAAAAATGTTGCTAAAGATCAAAAAGAATGGAATAAAGAGTTAGCAGAAACTAAACAAAATATAGAAGGGGTAAATGAAGAAGGAAAAGAAGTAGTTGCTGAGATGCAAATACTAGGTGTTTCTATTAATGGTTTAAAAGCGGCTTGGAATTCTGCTGCTTCAGGTGCAAAATTTCTTTTTAGAACAGTAAAAGCAGGAATAATATCAACAGGGGTAGGTGCTTTTGTTGTAGCTTTAGGAACTATTGCTACTTGGTTTACGCAAACTAAAAGGGGTGCTGAAGTTTTTGATGTTGCTTTAAAAGCTGTTGGTGCTACGTTTAATGTAATTATAGATAGGGTAGCTAAATTTGGTGGTGGGTTGTTTAAATTGTTTACAGGCGAAGCTAAACAAGGTTTAAAAGATATGAGAGATAGTTTTAGAGACATAGGAACTGAAATTGTAGCTGATACAGTTTTAACTGCTGCGCTAGTAAAAATGCAACAAACCCTTAGAGATAGCCAAAGAGAATTAAATGTAGAAACTGCACAACAAAGAGCTGAAATAGAAAGATTAAAATTAATTGCTGAAGATGTAACTAAATCAACTAGAGAAAGATTACAAGCCGCTAAAGATGCTTTTAATATAGAAAATGATTTATTAAATAAAAGAATAGCTAATGCTCAAGAAGATTTACGACTTCAACAACAAAGTATGGAACTTACTAAGGTTGATGGTGATAATAAAGCTGAAGAATTAGATAGAGAAGCTGAATTAGAAATAGCGTTAGCAAATATTAAAGCAGAAAGTTTAACAAAACAAATAGAACTTAATAACAAGATAAACGCAATAACCAAAGAAGGTGAAGCAATAGCAGCAGAAGCACTACAAGCACGAAAAGACGCAGACGCAGAAAGAGAAGGCACTTTAACATTAATGCCTAAATTAGTAGCTGAAGTCAATAATGAATTAATACAAGCTGATGAAGAATACACAAAAATTGTTATGGGTAATGCTAAAAAAAGAACAAGCTTTACAAAACAATTACAAAATCAACAGTTGGCTGCAACAGCTAGTTTTGCAGGGGCATTAAGCGCACTAGCAGGAGATAATAAACAATTAGCAGCAGCAGAAGCATTAATAAATACATATCTAGCAGTTCAACAAACTATGGCGGATAAAACAATACCTACAACAGCTTTAAAATTCTTAACAGCAGGAACAGTTTTAGCTAGTGGTTTAGCTAATGTTAAAAGAATATTCGACACCCCTATTCCAGGCGGTGCAGGTGGTAGAGGTGGTGCAGGAATAGCTAGTGCAAGTCCACAAACTCCTGCTCCTCAAATGATGTCAGGCGCTTTTGAATTGTCAGGCGGAGAAGCACCTGAACCTTTAAGAGCTTATGTAGTAACTGATGAGATGACTAATAGCCAAAACCAATTAGCCAATATTAGAAGAAGGGCTACAATTTAAAAATCAAATAAATATTAATTAAATCTATTATATAATATGCCGTGTTATGAATGTGAAAATGGAAAAGTAAAATTTGGTAAAACAGGAGAATGTAAATATAACTCCATAGCTGAATGCGAAGCAGACAACAAAGATTACTACGAAAACTTAAAAACCACTTCTATTGTAGAATTGGTTATTGATGATGATAGCGAAGAATTAGCTATTGATGCTATTAGTTTAGTATCAGCACCTGCAATTGAGCAAGACTTTGTTTATTTTGGAAAAGAAAAGAATAACTTAACTTTTGCTAAAGTAGATGAAGAAAAGAGAATGTTGGTTAGTCCTGCTCTAATACCTAACAAGCAGATATTTAGATATGATCCTAATACTGATTCAGAATACTATGTTTACTTTAGTCCTGATACAGTTAGAAAAGCATCTGAGTTATACTTAAAGCATAACAATCATCATAAAGCAACTTACGAACACCAAGATAGAGTTTCAGGAGTTTTAACAGTAGAGTCTTGGATAAAAGAAGGAGATATGGATAAGTCAAAAATGTATGGTTTTGATTTACCTAATGGAACTTGGTTTGTTAAAATGAAAATAAACAATGATGATTTATGGCAAAAAGTAAAAGAAGGAGAACTTAAAGGTTTATCTATTGAAGGATATTTCACAGATAAGATGGAAAAAATGTCAGAAAGACAACCAACTGATGAACAAATATTATCAGCTCTAAACGAGATAATACAAGAAAATCAAATAAATAAATAACAATTCTATTATATTAAAAAAGAACCTATGGACTTAAAAGAACAAATATTAGTAGCACTTGGCTTAAATAAAGCCGAAGAAGAATTAAAATTAGCTTGGCAAGCGAAAAGCGAAGATGGTACAATCTTTGTTTCTACTGCTGAAGAATTAGAATCAGGTGTAGATATTTCAGTTTTGACTGAAGATGGTACTACAATACCTTTACCAATTGGAACTTATAAAACAGATACAGGTGTATCTTTTAGGGTTGAAGAAGAAGGAGTAGTTGGTGAAGTTATGGAATCAGAAACAGAAGAAGAAGATACTGATGAAGAAATTGATGCAAGAGAAGAAAAAGAAGAATACAACGAAATGTCAGAATCTGTTGATTTAAAATTTCCTGAGTCAGATGCAGAAAAAGCTGATTGGGCTAAGTCTTATGAAGAAATGAAAGACAAAGTTGATAACTTAATGGACGCTGTTGCTGATTTGAAAGCTAGAATGGGAGAAGGAGAAACAGAAGATGTAGAAATGGCAGAAGAAACTACTGAAGAAGTATCTGACAAACCAAAGACAATTAAAAAAACAGAAACAGTTGAATTTTCGGCAGAAGAAGTTGAAGCAATAAAAGCTGAAAACGAAAAACTAAAAACGGAATTAGCAGCAAGTCCTGCTGATGCCCCAATAAACACAAACAAATTCAGTTCTGAAAGAAATGTACTATCTAATAGAGAATACAGAAAACTTTCAAGACAAGAAAGAATTTTATATAACTTAAATAATAATTAATAAATAAAAAAAACAAATTATGGCTTTTACAGTAAATTCAAACTATGCGGGAAAAAGTGCAGGATTCTATATCGCACAAAGTTTAAAAGAAGCAAAATCACTAGATTATTTATCTATGATGGAAAACGTGAAGTATCGTAGCAATTTGCAGGTTATGGGTAATTCAGGATTAGTAGTTGATGCAACTTGTGATTTTTCAGATGCAGGTACTTTAACACTAACAGAAACTAAATATATTGAACCAAAAAATCTACAAATAAACGTAGATTTATGCAAGGCTAACTTGTTATCTAGCTTCGAGGCTCAAAATATGAGAGCAGGAGCGGGAGCGCCGCCACCTGCATCTTTTGATGATTATGTTATTTCTTATATGGGAGAAATCATAGCACAAGCAACGGAAGAAAGTATTTGGGAAGGAACTGCGGTAGCAGGTAAATTCAATGGTTTCTTAGGTGCTGCAACAGGTTACTTATTACCGGGTGTTGATGGAACAGTTATTCAATCAACAGCTTCAGGTGCTTATACAGCAGCTAACATAATTGCAAACTTACAAACTTTAACTGCTGATATGGCGGCTAATGTACCTGCAATTTTAGGAAAAGATGACTTGCATATTTATATGAATAATAAAACTTATGCTTTTTATATTTCAGCAGTATCGACTTTAGGATATGTTAACGCATACAATATGAACGGAGATTACGAACCTGTATTTGAAGGGTACAAAATCGCAGTTTGTCCGGGTATGGCTGATAACCAATTAGTAGCAGCACAAAAAGGCAATATGTTCTTTGGAACTGATTTACTTTCTGATGCAACTAGAATTCAATTACTAGATATGGCTAACCTAGATGGCTCAGACAATATTAGAGTAGTTGCTAGATATTCAGCAGGTGTACAAACAGGAGTTGGTGCTGATATTGTAAGACAATCATAATAAACTTAATTCAAGAAGTGGGTGCTTAGGCACTCACTCCTTTAACCTTTAAAACTAAAATAATATGGCGTGTACAGCACTAACAAAAGGGAGAGGACTTGATTGTAACCGAATTTCAGGGGGAGTAAAATATATTTACTTCTCAGTTTATGATGATTTTGCAAGAGCAGATTGGGCTTATG